GGCGAGCAGCTTCAACCGCTGCTGCTTCTACTGCTGGTGCTGCAACTGTCTCTGGAGTATTTTCCACAGCTGTCTCGCTTTCGGTTTCTGTTTCGGTTTCAATCTCTACGATTGTCGTATTGATTGTCGTGGTTTTTGTGCTTGTGCTTGTTGCAGCTTCGATATCTGATTCTGCTGCTACATCAATGACTTGAGCAGACTTAAAGGCTGGCTCTGTCACTAATGAAACCTCGAACAATTTTGCAGCGGATACATGCATCACGCCACCTTTGTTCTTTGACTTAATAACTTCTACACCTACTGAAAGACCTGATTGCAATCCTTCTTCTGCAAGAATCAAAGCCTCAGAACCTCTGTTGCTACGGCTAATTTTGAAGCTAGCAAAAATGTTTCCTTGCGCATCTTCAGAAAAGCTTGTTGCCTTTCCTAGAGGTTGTCGCATGTCATGCTGATTTAGAAGCTTGATAGTCTTAGGATCTTCTGGAAGTGCAATCGCGCCCTTCTCAAATACGACCTTACCTGCTGAAGTATTTCCTACTTCGCCTGTGCCTGCTGGCACGATCTTGCCTGAGATTGTACGTTCTTCAACGTTAGCAGTGACCTCAGCAGAGAAAGTTAAAATCTCACTCATGCGCTTTCCATTCCTTCGTTTCCATTAGGTGATAGATCTTCCATCTCCATCGCTTGTTCTACAGTAATCAGACCAAGTGAAAGAAGTTTTTCAGTTACTAATAGTCGTTCCATTGGATCGGTACGCAAGAACGATGAGTCAACATCAAAGCGCACGGCGTTTGAACGATTGGTGATGTCATCCATGCTCAAGCGATCCTGAATCGCGTTGATGTAAGGAAGTAAAGTCATCGCATAAAATTGCTTGCGCTCGTCAAGGACGTTAGCGTATGTCATGCTCTGGTTGGCTTCAGCTGAAAGCATATATGCGGGTACGTTCATAAGTCTGGCTATTTCGGTGCTAAGGAACTGCTGTGCAGAATCGTACATCATGTCTTTAGGTGAAAATGCTGTTGGCTGATATTCAAGAGTTGAAGTCAAATATGCAGTTGCACGATTCTGACGTGCTTGCTTCCATGCAGCTAGTAATCCAGCAACTTCTTTAGGATCTAAATCAGCCCCTGAGTTCCGAATCACGCCAGACGGCATCGGTGTGCTGGCTGCAATGACAGCAGCCTTGCGAAGATCAATCGCTGCCTGAATAGTTTCAGATCCGCGTTCTAGAATTCCTTCATCGTATCCCTGGAAGGTAATTAAACTTCCAACACCCCATTGAGGACGAGCTACGCCATCAACGTAGTATTGAATAATCTTTGTGTTATATAGATCAGTCTCAAATGTAACTTTAACATTTGGAACCCACTCAAAACGGCGTGGTCGCTGATCTTCCTCGTAGACTTCTGTTACTTCCCAGTAACTTACCCCATACATGATCAGGCTATCAACTGTCCATGCCAGAGTTACTGATCGAGGTTGATTGATTGAAGGTTGATCAACCCATACAGGATTGCCAATTTCTTCACCAGTAGATTTGCGATAAAGATTTAAAGGAAGTCCTGCAATAACTCCAGCGATCAAGTTACGACCGCGAGCTACAGAAGGAACCGACATTGCCGCATTGCGATTGATGCGAGGTTGGATGTAATTGTAAAGAGAACCTAAGTTCTCTCCCATAATAGAAGGGGCATATTGCGCCTGAACGCTATTAGTATTTTGTGTCGTATCTTTACGCGAGAATATACCCATAGACATATACTATACCATTTGTCAAGAAGTTAGACAATATGATAATGCGTGTCTAGGCAATAATAATTTCTGCCTTTGACTGAGGCTTCATCAAAGTCGAAACGACCATTGCTAATGAAATTGGGGCTGAAACATCGCCCGCGCTGCGCCTGCGGATGATTCTCCAACCGTGATCTGATTCTTTAGCTGCACAGTTATTCATCTGCTCAATGAAGGATTCTTGCCCTGAATGAACCACTCGATGATTTACCAGGCTATCTAGGTAGTCCGAGCAGGCACGATAAAAGTTCTGTCCTGACACGTCCTGGATTTTTACGCCTGCATTTGAGAGGCGTTCGGCAATCGTGGCAGTAGTGTATTTATCATGGCAGACAAGCTTAGGACGGTAGATGTCGCACCAGGCTTTAATAGAAGCTGCAATCTTTAAATCATCAACTGCCGTATCACTGTAATAAGTCTCAAGGATTCCAATACCGATTCGACCGTCTGGAAGGATCTGGCCTGCTGTGAGGCTGGCATTGCGCTTTGACGGACTAACATCAAATCCAAATACAGTGTAAGCACCTGGAGACATCTGGAGTTCGCTATCGCTAGTCTCCTCAAGAATTCCCATAGGCCAGGGGCTGGAAAGTGCGTCAATCCAGCTGCACAATGTTTCCGTGCGAATAGATTCAACGGTGCTCATCGCAATCGTCTCTGTAATCGCCTGCTCTGTAATTGTGTAGTTAAGTGCAGGGTTGGCCATAGCGATCGCATCCCAGAACTCCTCAGAGTTAAGATCAATCTTGCAATACTGGGGAGCCGAATACTCCCAATAGCCTAATTCCTTAGGTGGATACTCCTGCGCTCTGTTTCTCATATCGTTAAGCACTTTTGAGAAATTATCACCCGCATTTGACGTGAATAGAGATTGGCTATTAGGACGTGCACGCGTCACAGGGGTCGCGGCGATAAAGGCCTGTTCATCGATCTCACGAAGCTCATCAATCCATAGGAAGTCTGCTGTACGTCCACGGCTACCGTCTCTGGTTGCGGCTACTACGTCTAATCGACATCCGCCGAACTCAGGGAGTAGCTCAATCGACTCTGTGCCGTTCGCATAGCGGATTGCCTTTACCTGGCAGTTCAAGAAGTCATGGCTTTCGATCACTGAGGCGATCTCTCTAAACGAGGTCAATGCCATGCCTCTATTTGAAGACATCATAAGGATGTTCTTCTCACGAAAGATGAATAAGCCTGCTAATACACGCATACGCGCTAGATGAGTCTTACCTGACTGCCTGGCTACCAAGCACAAATTACTCTTACGCTGGAAGTTTCCTTTAGCGTCAATCTTCAACATATCTTCAAGCACATGATGCTGCCACGGCAATAAAGGCATGCCGATTTGCTCTGCAAGCTTCGCTACTTCATCAACTCTGGATTTGCCCTTAATAGGCGCATTGGATAACCGAGGTTTCGTATGCCCCAGTCTCTTTCGTTTCTTATTCGCCATGATCCCAGTCTAACTCGGATCGGGTCGGACTGTGAACGGACTGTCTTGGATCGGGTTCGTGCGTGTCGGGGAGATAGAAGCAGGAAGGGCATAGGGGGTAGAAATAGACGCTAAAAAAAGAGGCGCAACGCGTGCGCCCTTTGATGAGTTGCATCTTCGGCATGCTGCCGCCATGTTGTCGGGATCTAACGGATCGCCGCCGCTAACTAATGGGATCAGGTGATCAACCGTGTCTGCCTGTCCTTGACAGTAACGGCATGTGTAGTTATCTCTGGCTAATACCTTGAGTCTTACCTTCTTATATGCTGTAGTAAGACGAGGATCATTGTTCTTTAATGCCATGAGTGTTTAAGCCAATGAGACCAGGCATTGCATGGCTCTTGGTATCTGTGTCCTATATAGCTAAGACCCCATCGCACTTGAGCATAACCATCAGCTCTTGATAGGTACCGTGATCTTCCTTGAGGAATACCATAATGAGAACCATTCTTAGCTTCTGGTCTCCAATTAGATTCCTTTGTATATAACTTATCTAAACATCTAAATTGCTTATAGTTATAGCCTAATGCATGTAATGCATATTCTTTATAGCTTACATATTGCACTGGTTTAGATCCACCTGCACTAGGCATTATGCATAGAGCTATCCCAATAGCTACTAGCACCCCGCAAGCTACGCCCTTATAGGGCTTGCGGTGAGCCCGTGAGGGGCTCTGCGCCGTTAGCGTATCAGTTGATGGAAGGACATTTGTATAAGTGCTGGTCAGAGCGGCGTGTCTAAAGTTATCCACAGGCTCTCCTTACTTGTCGGTTGAGTAGAAGCCCTTGCCTTTGAAGTGTGTAGCTACTGGAGCAATGACCTTTATCATCGGTTCATTGCAATAGGTGCATGGGATTACTGGTCGATCGTGCCATCCATGGGTGATCTCATTTTCGATAGAACATTGAGGACATCGATAGTCGTAGGCTGGCAAGTTAAGCACTTCCTTATCATGTAAGACCCACAGCCTTCACAGCGGTCAATGTCTGCCTCTGTGGGTTCTTTATTTATATGACCATATTTTAGTGCAAGTAGTGGCAAGAGATCAGCCATACGGATAATGCAAGCGTAATCTTCCACGCTCTCACCTTGTCCATTTAGCCGCAAGACTCCAAATCCGAGTTCCCCCGAAACGGATGTACGAGCCTTCAATTGCTTCATGTAAGCCAATGGTTGAAATCCAGCGCGGGCTTTGACTTCAACATCGAACGGTACATTGACAATATCCTTGCCACTACCTCTCCCAACCGTTGCACCACTCCACACAGTCGATAGGTACTGTGCGACTACGCGTTCGGTTCGGAAACCTCTGTGCTTTCTTGCTTGACTAGCCATTAACAGCTTTACACTTACGGCATTGCCATGCCCCTACTACTGGCTGGTTATCCTTGAAATGGATCTCTGCAACAATGTCATGCGCCTCTGTAGGCTCATTACACAGCTGACAGTTGATAGTGTCGAACAATGGCACATCTTCCAAGTTAGTCCATGTTCCTGTTGTTTCATCAAAGAACTCTACAAAGCCCATGATTAGCCTCTCGGTTTCTGTGGTTGCCACTTACCTGCGCTGTTTAGTTCATACCAAATGGTTGGACATTTACCTTCAAAGCCTGAATGTCCTAAAGCTGTGCACTGATATGAAGCCCAATCCTTGCCTGTTTTAGCACTGTGGCCTGTCTTCCAGACCATGCTGCCGTGCTTACATTGAGGAACCTCAGCAGCTTCTGGTGTGCCAATGATTGAAGCTACATTTTCGATTGCTTTTTCGAGCGTTACTGGAGCATCGACTACTTTCATATACTCATTGACTGGTGTAGTCCAATAGTCTTGTTCTTCTGGCTTAATTTCTTGCACAGGCGGCTTCTCGGCTTTAGCTGAAACAACCTTAGTCATTTCCTCTCGGCTTGGTCTCTTTCCTTTAGGCGCATAACCTGCATTTGCAAGTGCTCTGCCGATCGCTGAAGTCTCGCAATTCTCCAATGCTGAAGTCTGATTAACACCTCTGCTAGTAACCGTTTCCTCAGCGTACCCTGTTGCCCACGCAACGCTGTCGCTAGTATCTTTAAATAGATAAGCCTTAACAATGTATCTAGTTGCCTCGACCACTTCAAGCTCTGTTGCAATGCGGAATGATGGATAATCCTTAATAAACTTTTCAAGTCTCACCTCAACTGGTTCGTAATCGGCTAAATTAAACATAGAGTGCATTCTCCTCTGTCTTGAGTTGTCCAGCGATTGCTAGATAACTTGCTCCATCAATCCAAGAATCGACTCTTGATCCATCTTCGATTGTTCTTGCGATTTTGACCAGCGATAGGATAACTGCGACTTGGTGATCTTCCACTGGCATTTCAAGGTAGGCACTGATAAGTCGTGCTGCTCGTGCCATATTGTCACTTGGGTGGCCGTAAGCGACTCCTCTGTCCGAGTAAAGGTCGGTGGCAGAACTAAGTATTTCTGCATGTTTCATTCTTGCCAAAAATCTGCA